ATGCAGTGGACTGTCAGACGGTTGGTGCGTTATCGGTTTAGGCGAGGCATAGAGGAGACAGAATGAGTTATAAACAGAGACACCCGTATTTGATGCAGATTGTATATATCATCAAATACAGATTGAAGAATTGGAGGAAATAAGTGAAAACAGTATATGTCAGAACAAAGACAAAAGACGAGGCAAGAAAGAGAGCGGAGTGGCTCTATATGATATTAAGGGATTGCACTCCGGTTATTGCAGATTTGCACACATCAAAAGCACAGGTTGTGACTGAATCAATGGTTATCAAGTATGTTCCGGAAAACTACACAATGGACGGAATACGATGCGACATTGCAATCGGGTTCGGGCAATTAGGAAAAAACATCGCAACAGAGAACACCTGTGATAATTTGATGGACGAAAGAGAACTTGCAAAGTATATCGTTGACAATGAAACGATTTCAGAAAATGAAAATATCGAATGCAGGAGGTAAAAATCAATGAATGACATCAAAAGAGGCGAAATGTTCTATATCAGCAGAGGGGGGGCATCATACAACGGGAGCGAACAGCACTCCGACCGTCCGGCGGTAGTTGTGAGCAATAACAAGAACAATGAGAACAGCAATGTTATTGAAATCGTATATATGACGACACAACCGAAAACAGACCTCCCGACACATGTGACAGTGAGGTCAACAGGGAGAATCAGCACGGTATTGTGTGAGCAGGTCTATTCGGTATCAACGGAGCGTGTAGGAACATACATCGGAGAGTGTACGGACAAGGAAATGGAGAACATCGACATTGCTCTCATGATTTCCTTGCAGCTTGACGGCAACATGAAAACCTCAAAGAAATACAATGAGACAATCAAAGAACAGCAGGAGGAAATCGACAGTCTCAAGAAAGAAATTGAGATGTTGCAGCAGGAGCATGAGGACGCAATCGCAGAGATTGAACAGGATGCAGCAGTCTATGTTGAGGAAAACAAGAAGATTGCAAACACGGAAAAGACAGAGGACACAATCAGATTACAGACAGAAAGAGACACATACAAGACCATGTATGAACAGTTACTCAACAGATTAGTGAATGGAGGAGCAGCATGAACAAAAGCGAATTAAAAGCAATGTTTATCAATGCAAAGGCAACAGATGCGAAATACATCGGTGTGAGCATTCAGACAGAGGGCAGCAGTCAACCGGAAATTATCATCAATCCGAATGCGAATTTTGATGCGAAATTTGACTATTACATGGAGGCATACGACGACGATTTGATTCTGATTGCAGCAAAGGGCAAAAAGGACATCAGAATCACGGCAGCAGGGCAAGGAAACCGTTTCGAGGATATTGAATGTCAGTTATTAGGAGAACGGGGCAAGGGTTGGAAAGAACTCATTGCAGGAGCGATTGACAATGCGTATGAGAAAATGATTGCAACCACACCTCCAACGACAGAGGAGGAACAGACCCATTGTGAAATGATAAAAGAGGCAGTCAAGGGAATGTTCATCAATGAGAGCAGGACGGCAGCAGAGGCAGAGTTCATCAAGACACACATTGTCGACTATGAGAAAATATTCGATGTGTGCATGAATGGTGATGACCTTGAGTTCAAAAAAGGACTTGTCAGATTGCAGAAAATGCAAAATGAATATGTTATGCAGCGGGAAAATGACTGATAGAGAAAAAGAGGCGTTCATCGGCGGGATAGAATTTGCGAGAGACTGGAATCTCGACATCCCGCCGGATGATTTGCGTTTATACGAGAGATTGATTCAAGAAAGGACAAAAAAAGAGAATGAACAAAGTCATATTGATGGGTAGGCTCACAAGAGACCCGAATGTAAGATATACACAGCAGAACGGTTCACAGGAATCCATGTGTGTGGCACGTTATACACTGGCAGTCGACCGGAGAGGTGCAAGAGACGGGCAACAGTCGGCAGATTTTATCTCATGCGTGGCATTTGGGAAAAACGGCGAGTTTGCGGAAAAATATCTGAAACAGGGAACAAAAATTGTTGCTACTGGCAGGATTCAGACAGGCTCATACACCAACAGAGACGGGCAAAAGGTATATACGACGGATGTTGTGATTGAGGAACAGAAATTTGCAGAAAGTAAGAAAGCAGCAGGAGAACAGGCAGAAAATGCCGGATATTCAGACACAGGAGACGGATTCATGAACATTCCGGACGATGTCGACGGCGAATTGCCTTTTATGTAAGCGAAAAGGAGGGTTGTGATAATATGGGAATCTTAAAAGGCATAATTGACCGATTTCGGGCGATGGGAAAATCAGAAAAAGAGATTTCGGGCATTATCGAGACGGCAGCAGACAAAGCGACCGCAAATCCGGATGTCACGAAACCGGAAAAACCGAAAAAACCGGAAATTAAGATTGAAACAACAGCAGAGGCGTTCGTTGAGGCAGTCTTGCGAACAGGAACGACTTTGCAACAGGCAAAAACGGCAATTTTGAAAATGAGCAGTTTGAGAGATGCGAAAAATCGCAAAAACACGAATAACTGGCGTAAAATGCACGGTCTGCCTATGAGAAGAAAGCAGAAAGCGAGGAAAAAGCATGAAAGAGGAAAAGGAGCAGACGGTCATTGAAAAAACCTTGCTATATCTTGAGAATTATCGTGAAATGGAACGATATATCAATGAGGCGGTATCAGAGACCTCTCAAGTGCCGGATATAGGCAAATACAACATATCAGCAGAAAAGGCGTTCCTGCAATCGGTCAGAGAGTGCCGTGCAGAGACGGTCATTCTGTTTGAACACTTGAAAAAGGCTCTTGCATCGCTCAAGGAAGATGCAGAGGCAGCAGGTGAGGGGTACAAATACGACGCTCTTGAGGCGGTCTATATAAAGGGCATGTCATACGAGGATATAGTGAGGGAGACAGGATGCGGACGCAACTCACCGAAAAAGTGGTGCAGGGTGATGATTCAGAGGTTGTCAATCAAGTTATTCGGTGCAAAAGCGATTGAAAATGATAAAAACGGAGTGAAAACAGGGTGAAATGAGGGTGAAAACAGGGGTAAAAAGTGGGTGAACAAAAGACAAAATAAACGTGATAATATGTTAGCGTGAACAGTTGAGACGAGCGATTGCAGATATGCAGTCGCTTTTTTCTTGCCTGTTTGCCCTCTTGTTATATGCGGGTGGGATATACACAGTCATGTGCATAACTGCCCGCCTCTTGTGGATAACACAGCAGGAGAACACAGCAAGAGAGGAGAACACAGATGCTATTGAAATCATGCAGGTGTGGGAAGTTGATTCCGCAGTCAATGAAGATGTGCGAGGAATGTGAGCAACGGCAGCAGTCGAGACACATGATATATAACAACACACGGCGAGACGAGAGAGCAGCAGAGTTCTATGTATCAAAGGAATGGCGGGCGATGCGAGAGCGTATCATTGAGGTCTATGACAACGTAGATATATACGCATTATATGTCGAGCATGAGTTGCTCACATGCAATCCGGTTCACCATATCATTGAACTTGAGGACGACTGGGAACAGCGCTTGAATCCGTTCAACCTCATACCTCTCAACCATAAGACACACAACACAATCACTGCTTTATATAAGCAGAGCAAAGCAAGTATGAGAGCAACACAAAAACAGTTGAGGTCACTGATTGAGTACCACTTTCGAGAGGCAGGGGGATATAAAAAAGTTTTGTGCGATTCGTTTTTAGTCGCACCCCCTCTTTTCCTTGGAGAAAACTCCCCACGAGAATTTCAGTAGATGGGTATATCCGAAAGAGGTGTCAGAATGTGACACAAAAGCACTGAAATACTGACGGAAAGGAGGTTTGTTGCATCATGGCAGGACAAAGACAACCCACAGATTTGGTTGTGATGAACGGGCGAAAACACCTAACAAAAGCCGAGATTGAGGCACGAAAAAACGCCGAGGTCACAGCACCATGCGACAAAGTGAGACCTCCGTCATATTTGACACCGGAACAAAAGAAACAGTTCCGGAAGATTGCGAAAGAATTACTCGAAATCAAACTGATTTCAAACCTTGATTGCGATGCACTGGCAAGACTACTCATTGCACAAACGCAGTACATCGAAATCACAGAGCAAATCAGAGCAACTCCATTGATGGAGGATGTTCCAGTCTATGAGATGCGGGAAAATCCGGACACGGGCGAAAAAGAACGTGTGCAGGTCGGTACAAGACAGGTCGTTTCCGGAGAAAGAGAACGCCTCATGATTATTCAAGACCGCTGCATGAAACAGTGTAGGCAGGGAGCATCAGATTTCGGACTGACAGTTTCATCCCGCTGCCGTTTGGTCGTACCGAAACCACAACAGCAAAAGCCGGAGAACAAATTTGCGAAATATGCAAATTAAGGCATGGCAAAAGCAGGAGAAACACAAGACCGCTGCACACAATACGCCCTTGATGTCGTATCGGGCAAGATAACAGCCGGAGAATATGTCCGTCTTGCATGTCAGAGGCATCTTGACGACATCGAAAAATCGAAAGCAGCACCGTACAAATACTATTTCGACGTTGAAAAGTCAGAGGAAATCATCAATTTCGCAGAGGAATTGACCATTGCAGAGGGCGAGGAAAATGAGCATGTGACGGCATATCCGTTCCAGTGTTTCATTTTAGGGTCACTCAATGGATGGAGAACAAAGGAAAAGTCATACAGACGATTCAGAACATCCTATGTGCAATTAGGACGACAGAACGGAAAATCGTTCATCAATGGTATTTTGGCGTGTTATTACGGCAATTTTGACGGGTACAAGTACGGAAAAATATTTTGTACGGCTACAAAGCAAGACCAAGCGAACATTGTTTTTGACGAGGTCGCAAAATTCATCAATTCCGACGAGGATTTGTCAGAGTGGTTCAAGGTTCACGACCACAACCACACGATTGACTGTTTGCTGACACATTCGGAAATCAAAGCGTTGTCCGGAGACACAAAGTCACTTGACGGACATCGTGCATATTTGGGAATTGTCGACGAGTATCACGCACACAAAACAAATCAGATGTACAAGTTGCTTGAGGGTGGAATCAAGAAACTCAAGTCGGCGTTGATTTCGGTCATCACGACAGCAGGATTCGACCTCAAGTCGCCGTGTTACAAGTTATATGAGTATTGCTGCAATCTACTCAAGGGCGTTTTCGAGAACGACAGTCAATTTGTGTATATCGCACAGATGGACGAACACGATGACAGATACACGCCGGAAAATTGGATAAAAGCAAACCCGATTCTTGAATTTGACAGGGATGCACTTGAAAATCTGATACCGATTGCACACACTGCCCGTGACATGGGCGGTGAGGACTTGAGAGATTTCCTTGTCAAGCAGCTCAACATGTGGATGCAGTGGTCAAATTCATTGTACATCAAGGATATTGCATCATGGAAAGCGTGTGCCGTTCTGAAATCACTCAAGGATTTCAGAGGGTCAAAATGCTATGTCGGAGTTGATTTGTCATCCGGAGGAGATTTGACCTCAATCGCAATCGTGATTCCGTTTATGGTGGAGGACACGAAAAAATATTTTGTTCACACACATTCGTTCATCCCATCCTCAAGAGTGGATGAACACATCAAGACCGACAAAGTACCGTATGACGTATGGATTGAAAAAGGTCTTGTGACGGTAACGGAAACACTAGGAGGAATCAAGACAGATTATAAATACATCATAAAATATCTTGAGGATTTAGTGAGAGAATACAACCTCAAACCGCAGTTGATTTGTTACGACCCGCACAATGCATCGGCGTTCCTGTCAGACCTTGAGGCGATGGGATTCGATTCAATCTCTGTCACACAGACAGCAAAAGAGTTGAACGATGCGACAGTTGATTTCAGACTTGAGATTCTTGCGGGCAATGTGGAAATCGAGGGAATGGAAGTCGGCAAAGAGGGAAACAAGATAGTTGTTCCAGTTGACAGCCTACTTGTTTGGTCGATTGCAAACGCAAAGACCATCTCGAACAACTACGGTGAAATAAAGATTGACAAAGACATCACGACAGAACGAATCGACCCGATTGACGCTATCATCGACGCATGGAAACACGCAATGAAAGAGGAGTACCGACCGGATGTGAACGAAACTGTCAATGAATGGCTTGAGCAATTTGAAAAATACATGAAGAAAGGCGGTGAGAAATAAATGAATCCGTTTCAAAGACTAGGAGCAAAAATTTCAAATTGGTGGAAAGGCGAACCACAGGACAGCGGGGGCAAAACGACATTGAACTCACCGTCATTCCTTGAGCGGATAGGACTGAAAAGAAAAGAAAAACCGACATCGGAGGTCACATATTTCACATGTCTCAAGATGCTGTCGGAAACCCTTGCAAAAATGCCTATCAAATATTATCAGAAAACGGACAAGGGAATCATTGAGGCAGAGGCGACAGATACATCAAAACTGCTCTCAAAAAGACCGAATCCGTTCATGACACCAACAACATTTTGGAACACGGTTGAAATCAACCGTAACCACTACGGAAACGCATATGTGTACATGAGAAAGAAGTTTGACCGAAAGAAATTCGGCGGTGAAATCAAAACCGTTGATTTGTGGGTCATGCAGTCAAATTGTGTGCAGATAGTCGTTGACGATGCAGGGATATTCGCAGGAGTGGGGCGTTTGTGGTACGTCTACACAGACCCGACATCCGGTCGTCAATATGTGTTCAGTACAGACGAGGTGATGCATTTCAAGACATCTTTCAGTTTTGACGGAATCACAGGACTACCAGTGCAGCAGATATTAAGAGACACGGTTGCAGGTGCATCCGAATCACAGGCGTTTATGAATAATCTGTACGAGAGCGGTCTGACGGCAAAGGCAACTCTTGAATATACCGGAGAATTGAACGAAAAGGCAAAATCAGCACTTGTCAAGTCGTTTGAGGAGTTCGGCAGCGGAGCAAAGAACACAGGAAAAATCCTGCCTGTTCCGTTAGGAATGAAACTCACGCCCCTTGACATCAAACTAACTGATTCGCAGTTCTTTGAACTGAAAAAATATAATGCCCTGCAAATCGCCGGAGCGTTCGGAGTGAAACCGAATCAAATCAACGACTATTCAAAGTCGTCATATAGTAACAGCGAAATGCAGCAGTTATCGTTCTACGTTGACACAGAACTGTTCATCATCAAGCAGTACGAGGAGGAAATCAATTTCAAAATGCTGCCGGATGAAGATGCAGACGACGGATATTATTACAAATTCAACGAAAAAGTATTATTCCGAACCGATTCAAAAACACAGATGGAATATTTGAGAAACGGTGTCGGTGGAATGATTATCAAACCGAATGAGGCAAGACGTAAACTCGACATGGAAGATGCGGAGGGAGGCGATGTCCTACTTGCAAACGGTAGCATCGTACCGTTGACGATGGCGGGTGCAGCATATTTGAAAGGCAAATCCGAACAGGAGAACGCCGATGAACCGGAACAGCCGGAGGAAGAAACAGAGCCGGACACAGAGCAGCCGGACACAGCAACAGAACCGGACGAAACCGACGAGGCAGAGGACGAGGATGAACAGGAGGGAGGTGAATAATCATGCCAAAAAAGAGACGTTTTGATTTTACAAAGAAGAATAAACGCAACGGGAAAGTTGAAAATGTCGGCTATTTGAATTTAGAGCAGGACGAGGAGCAGAGCAGATGTTCCTTGTATTTCTACGGTGACATTGTATCAGCAACATGGGAATCCATGTGGTACGAGGAGGACAGATGCCCGCAGGACATCGCAGATTTCCTCAACCAGTTAGATGGATATGAGGACATTGACATCTATTTCAATTCCGGCGGTGGAGATGTATTTGCAGGACTGGCAATTTACAACCAGTTAAAGCGATATGACGGACACAAAGTCGGATATGTTGACGGAATGGCTGCATCCATTGCATCAGTCATCATGTTTGCATGTGACGAACTGCATTTCGCAACAGGTGCTCAAGCGATGATTCACAAACCGTTATGCATGGCATACGGAAACGCAGACGATTTCAAGGCGGTAATAAAACAGTTGAATCTCTGCGAGGATTCAATTCTTGATGTCTACATGGAACATGTGCAGGAGGGTGTCACAAGAGACAAAATTCAATCCCTCATGAGCAATGAGACATGGTTCGACAGTAAGAAGATGCAGCAGTATTTCAATGTTGAAATCGAGGAAAAGGCAGCAGTTGCAGCATGTGCATCCGACTTTTTCGAGAAATACAACAATATTCCGGAGACACTCAAGGAAATCGGCACAAAGGACATCGTCGATGCAGTGATTGCAGAACTTGAAAACCGGAACAGTGCAGCAGCAGAGGCAAAAAAACAGAGAATCGAGGCAGAAAAGCAGGAGATTCTCAAAGATTTATACCTTTACGGTATGTAAGAAAGCGAGGAAAAAACATGAATAAGGAATTACAGAAGTTACTCAAGCAGATTAACGACAAGAAAAATGAGGTCAAGAGCCTTGTGAACGACGGAAAACTCGACAAGGCAAAGGCAGCAAAAGAGGAACTCAAGGAGTTACAGAACAGATTTGACCTCCTCTATGATTTGGACGAGGAGGAGCAGGATGACATCGAGGACAAAGTCAACAACGGAACTGCAAAGCAGGTCGGCGGGGATGTCAAGCCGGACAAAAAGAACATCGTGAAATCATTTGTCAACATTGTCAAAGCCGGATTCCTGCACAAAGAGGCAGACGAGGCAGACATCAAGGTGTACAAGGATGCACTCACATCTGACACAACCGCAGGAAGTGAGGGAGAGGTCGGAATCGGTGTGACAATTCCGGAGGACATCAGAACAGACATCATCGAGTTGCGTCGTTCATCCGACAACCTTGAACAGTATGTCAATGTCGAGGGCGTAACAACCAAGACAGGAACACGAAACATTGAGGTTGATGCAGAATCAACACCATTTGACAATGTTGACGAGGCTGCGGATTTTCCGGAGATGGACGAACCGGAATTTTTACCGATTGAGTACAAGGTAAAGAAAAAGGGTGGAATCCTCAAGATGACAGCAGAGTTACTTGAGGACACAGCATCCAACATCATGGCATACATTAACAAATGGATTGCCAAGAAAACAAAGGCAACCCGTAACGCAATGATTCTCAAGGTACTCAATGAGATGACAAAAGGGAAAGAGGTCACAGTCGAGAACCTTGACAGCCTCAAGGACATTTTCAATGAGCAGTTAGACCCTGCAATCGCTGACAATGCAGTTGTTATCACAAATCAGAGCGGTTTCAACTACCTTGACAAGTTAAAGGATAAAGACGGCAACTATATTTTACAGAAAGACCCGACACAGCAGACAAAGGGAAAGATGCTTTTCGGTGAATATCCTATCATCAAATTATCAAAGAAAACTCTTGCATCCGAGAAGATTATGAACACCGATGGTCACACAATCGACGGGTACAAGCATCCTATTTTCTGCGGTGATTTAAAAGAGGCAGTCACACTCTTTGACAGAAACGTCCTCACAATCGACCTTAATGACAAAGGTGCGGGTTTATGGGATAAGGACATGACCGGAATCAAGGTGCGTGACCGTTTCGATGTGCAGCCTGTTGACAAGGGAGCAGTCATCAAGGGTCAGATTACAGAAGTTATCAACGGGTAATATGGCAGCAGGGCGGTGAATCCGTCCTGCTATTGAAAGCAGGTGAGAACATGACGGATGAAGAAAAAGAGAAGTACAGAGGCGGTCTGATTGCTACATGCAAGACATATTGTCACATCGACTATGATGACGACATCGAAATCCTTGAATTGATGTTTGACACGACACTGGATGAAATGACGGAACTGATTCCGAATTTCGACCGGAACAACCTCACAAGCCGTCAAAAACTGCTTGCATTTATGTCCGTGAAAGAACTGTACGACAACCGTGACAAGTACCGGAGCGACACGAAAACGCTCTCTGCTGCCGTTTCCTCCATGCTATTGAAAGAAATATACGGAGGTGCAGCAGAATGACAGGCAGAATCAAGATAATTCGCAAGACAACAAGCGTTGTTGATGGCAGACGGCAGCAGGAGGAACAGGATTTTTTCTCATGTTGGTGCGATGTCAAGAGTTTGGGAACAAACGAGAAATACAATGCGTTGCAGATAGGTCTTGAGAACACGATTGTGTTTGAAACAAGAGCCTGCGACAAGATGGAGGAAATCAGATTGAATCTGAAAGAGTTCTATGCAGTGTATAAAGGCGTTGAGTTCAAGATATATGATGCGTGTCCGATGTTCACAGACGACAGGAAATATCAGTTGAAATGCAGAGCGGGAGCGTAGTGTCATAATCTGACACCGGAGGTGATGCAGTGAAAATCGAGATGGAATTTCAAGGCTTGAAAGAACTCATGAAAGCATTTGAGGACGCAGCAAGCGACGAGGACATAAAAGAGGTCAATCAAAAGATTGTAAAGCAAAGCGAACCAGTCGTGAAAAACATCATGTCCGGCAAGATTCCGAAATCTGCGGACATTAAATTGTCCGGTCGAGGATTTGGTTCAAAGTCATCCGTGACATCACATGCAGCGGACAGCATACCGATAGGAGCAGTCAAGGTGAAAGACACCGGAGCGTCTGCGGATGTTGGATGGGAAAAGTCGGACAACAGCGAACATTTTTATGTGAAATTCATAAACTGGGGAACTATCTATCGCCCGCCTCAAGAATTTATCTATGCAACAGGGCGTGAGGCAGATGCGGAACTGCAAAAAATCGCAGAACAGGAATATCAATCCTATTTAGACAACACATTGAAATGAGGTGAGAGCATGAGCAGCAGTCCGGACATCATCAAAGATGCATCCGACGCATTGAAACCAATATCAGACAGGAAAATCATTGTGATGCAAGGATGGTATGACAAAAACATCCATGACAGACATGTGACATTGTGGGATTTGGGAGAAAACGACGAGAATTTTTCGGACGACGATGCAGAGGGAGTGACGCTGTCAGTGCAGGTCACTATATTTTCAGAGAATGACGAGGTTGAACTTGCGAGGGAAATCAAGTCACTCATGAAAGAAAATGATTTCTCATTTGACGGCAGGAACGGAGACGATTCAAAGCCGGAGGACGGAATCTATATGAAAGCACAAAGGTTTTCAAAGTTTTATGAAATGGAGGAATAGACATGAGCGAAACAGTAACACAGGTTAGCGACACAGAACAGAAGATTGTGAGGAGTAGAACTTGCGGTTGTAGAGATTTCTACATCGCAAAACTCACACAGAACGATGCGAAAGCATACGTTGCAGAAACTCCGGTCAAACTGGCAAGAGCAATCAAAGCAAAGGTTGACGAAAAGTGGAGTTCTGAAAAGATTTACTCTGACGATGGAACAGAGGAAGTCATCAATTCCTATGAGGGAACAGAAATCGAACTTGAGGTCAATGCACTCGCACCACAGGACAGACAGATTCTTTTCGGTCAGTTATACGAGAACGGTTTTCTTGTAAAGACTGCGGATGACAAAGCACCGGAGGTCGCTGTCGGATGGAGAGAAAGAAAACTCAACGGAAAGTATGATTTCAAATGGTTATACGCCGGAAAGTTCGCAGAGGGCATCAGTGAGGAGGCAAGCACAAAAGAGGGCAAATTGTCTCCGACAACAAAGAGCATCAAGGGTTCATTCTATGAGAGAAGTCTTGACAATGCGTATGAGATTTCGGTCGACGAATCAAACCTCGTTTCCGGAGACACAAAGGCAGCAGAGGCAATCAAGGCATGGTTCAGCAAAGTGCAGGAGAAAAACGGCAGTTTAGGCTAATAAGAGGACATATAACAGGAGGATAAATCATGAAAAGAAAAATTATAGTCAATAACAAAGAGTTTACAATGCCGAAAATGTCAATCGACACATACACGGAATATCTCGAACTTGCAGAGATTGTCGACGCAAAACAGAGGTATTCAAAGCAGGACATTGAGGCGATGGGTCTTTTTATCTGCAAAGCATACGGAGACCAGTTCACCGTTGAGGAATTAAAGAATCCGGAGACCGGACTTGATGCAGCAGGTTTGATTCTTGAGTTCCAGTTCATCGACATGGGAATTGCAGAAGAACTCACCAAGAGAATGGAGAACATCGAGAAAAATTTTCAGAGTGGCAAGTGATACCGGAAATCGAGGTCACTTGCAGAGGTGAGAGACTTTTCATCAATTCCGTAACGGTAGAACAGTATAAAAAATACATCAGTCTCATGGAAAAGAATGACACGGAGAAATTCTCCGGAGTGATGTTTTTCAACAAAAAGATAATGCAGGAGATGTTCGGGAATGAATTGTCGCTTGCAGCAGTTGGGGAGATTGATGCAGTTGAATTTCTGACGGCAATCAAGACGGTTCATTTCATCATGCAGAACATTGTTGCAGAGAAGATGTTGAGCATTGTCGAGGTTGAGCAGGTGGAAAAAGAGGCATCCGCATTCGATGACTACGACCGTGAAAACGGATATGAGGACGAGGATGAACAACCGGAGGAAAATCAATGGAAAGTCTGCGGGGAAATTGTTGACCGTGTTGTAAAAATTGCGATTCGGCTATTGAAAAACTCATACAGTCAATGCATGAAAGAGAACATTGTCACGTTGTTGGACTACTTAAAATTTGAATTAGATACAATCAACGAAAATCAGTAAGAGAGGAGGCGACCGAGTGGCTTATACAAGCGTCAAAATATCGGCAGATTCGAGCAGTTATCAATCACAAATGAAATCGGCAGCATCGCAGATGAAAGTCTTGTCTGCGGAATATACGACGGCAGCGACGAAAGCAAAGTTGTTCGGGTCAGAAACAGACAGCCTCAAGGCAAAAGCCGAATCGCTCACTCAAAAAATCACGGTGCAAAAGAACATCGTGCAGTTGAACAGTGAGCAGCAGGAGAAGTTGACAAAGAAACTGTCAGACCAAAAGACAAAGCAGGAGGAACTCAAAACAAAGATTGATGCTGCGAAAGAGGCTTATGAGAAATCAACGGCAGAGACCGGAAAGAACTCCGAGCAGTCAAAAGCACTCAAGGATGAACTCGACAAGTTAGAGAAAGAGTTCACCGCAAATGAGACAGCAATCGGAAAGACAGAGACCGCACTTGCAAATCAGACGGTAAAGACGGAAAAGTCAAAGACTGCCCTCATGAACATGGAGGCAGAACTGAAAAATGTTAATGACCAGTTAAAAGATAATAAACTTGAAAAATTTGCGACCGCTTGCGATACGGCGGGAACAAAGATGGAGAGTTCCGGAAAGAAAATGTCGGCTGTCTCTGCCGGAATTGCAGGAATGGCGACAGCAGTTGCAAAAAACGCATACGATGCCGAAAATGACTTGATGTCGATACAGGGGCAGTTGGGATTGACAGCAGAGGAGACAGAGAAACTCAAGACCGTCGCTCAAAATCTTTACACAAATGGATTCGGGGAGAGTTTGGGTGACTGTTCGTCTGCGGTCGTCACACTCGTTCAGAACATCAAAGGGGCGAAAAACATGTCTGTTGAACAGCAGCAGGCAATCGCCGAGCAGATGATGACCATGTCCGATATGTTCGGAACGGAGAACGAGGAACTGGCGAGAACTCTGACGACCATGAAAAACAACGGAATTATTGACGACATCAGCGAGGGAATGGATGTGCTGACGGTCGGATTCCAAAACGGAGCGAATTATTCGGGAGAACTGCTTGACACCATGCGGGAATATTCGCCGAAGTTCCAAGCGTTAGGAATGGACGCAAAGACCGCAATGGCTTATTTGATTCAAGGAGCACAAAACGGAGCGTTTAATCTTGACAAAGTCGGCGACGCAATGAAAGAGTTCAGCATCAGAGCGGTTGACGGTTCGGACACGACAGTGGACGGGTTCAACAGAATCGGACTAAATGCGGACGAGATGGCGAAAAAGTTTGCAGCAGGGGGAGACACAGCGTCACAGGCATTTCACGAGACTCTCGTTGCACTGAAAAACATGGATGACCCTATTTCACAGAACATCGCAGGTGTAGACCTGTTTGGAACGATGTGGGAGGATTTAGGGAAAGACACGGTGTTGTCGCTTGCAGATATAGAGGGAGGACTTGAGAACGTCGAGGGAGCGACGGTCAAAGCGGGGGAGCAGGTGAACAATTCTTTTTCTACGCAGTTAAAGACCCAGTTCAGAGAATTGCAGACCTCCCTTTTGCCTTTAGGAAATGAACTGTTGCGGTTGGGAAAGGACATCATGCCAACCGTGAAAGAGGTCATCGGAGACGTGACGAACGTGCTCAAGAATATGGATTCCGAGACCGCTCAAAATGTCATCAAAATCGGTGCGGTGGTCGCTGCCACAGGGCCTGCCACGACAGCGTTCGGGAAGATGACAAAAGGTGTGAAAAGTGTTGTTGACGGTTACAAGAAAGTGAAAGAGATAGCACCGACAGCAGCGACAGCAGTCAAGACGTTCGGAACAAATGCGTTGAGTGCCGGAAAGAGTGCGGGAACATTCGTGCTGAATTTGGGAAAATCGGCAGCAGGGTTTGTCACACACGCAGCAAAGGCGACTGCAAGCACCGCAGCAATGGCAGCACATAAAGCAGCAAGCATCGCCGGAACGGTAGCAACAAAAACGATGACAGTGGCACAGTCCGCATTGAATGTCGTTATGTCTATGAACCCGATTGCACTTGTTGTCATCGCAATCGCAGCACTGGTCGCCGGATTCGTGCTTTTATATAACAAATCAGAGACGTTCAGAAACGCAGTGAACAAGCTATGGTCAACGGTCAAAGAGGGATTCGGGAAGATAAAAGAGACCATCACGGGAGCGTTGAACAGTGCGAAAGAGAAAATCGAGGAGGTAAAGAATAAATTTCTTAATTCCGGAATCGGACAGGCTGCGTCAAAAGCGTTCAGTGCAGTCAAAGAGACCGCATCAAACATCATGGGGGCAGCAGTTGACACTGTAAAGGAAAAACTGGGGAACATGAAAACCGCCTATGAAGAAAACGGAGGCGGTATCAAGGGTGTTGTTGCTGCCGGATGGGAGGGAATCAAAGGATATTATTCAGCAGGATTCACATTCGTTGATAATTTATCCGGAGGGAAACTCTCTGAAATCAAATCAAAATTCTCTGAAAAGACATCGGAAATCAAAACAAAGGTTTCCGAGGGTTGGGAGAATATGAAAACCACCGTCACCACAAAAATGACGGAATGGAAAACCAACGCATCAAACAAACTGAATGAAATAAAGACGAATTTTTCAACAAAGGTTTCAGACATCAAGTCAAATGTTTCAACAGGTTGGGAAAACATGAAAACCACCGTCACCACAAAAATGACGGAATGGAAAAACAATGCATCAAATAAATTGACGGAAATAAAATCCGGATTCTCCTTAAAGGTTTCGGAGATAAAAACGAAATGGTCGACGGATTTTACAAATATAAAGGACAAGGCAACCTCACTCATGGAGACGGCAAAGTCCAATGTATCAACAAAACTCGACCACATGAAATCCGTATACAATGAAAAAGGCGGGGGAATCAAAGGGATTGTGTCTGCTACATTTACGGGCATAAAAGACACGATGAACTCTCTCATGAGTACGGCGAACACTCTGACAGGCGGAAAACTTGACAGCATAAAGTCAGCATTTTCTTCAAAATTATCCGGTGCGAAGTCAACCGCATCCTCCATACTGGACGGAATAAGGTCGGCATTTTCTTCAAAAATGGAAGGTGCAAAGACAACGGTTTCGAACGCATTAGGAAGAATAAAAAGTGCGTTCAATTTTAGTTGGTCATTACCACGGTTGAAATTGCCACATATTTCTATTAGCGGAAGTTTTTCAATAAACCCGCCGTCTGTGCCTCATTTCGGAATCAGTTGGTACAAATCCGGAGGTATCATGACGAACCCGACAGTGTTTGGAATCAACGGCAACAACCTCATGGCGGGAGGCGAGGCAGGAGATGAGGCGATATTGCCTCTTGCGGAATTTTATAATAAATTGAACAGCATCCTTGACAAGAAACTGGATGCAGTACAGAAATCGCAAGTCGTGTATGTGACAAACCACACATACATTGACGGTGACGAAATCGCAAACAGAACCGTGCCAAAGGTTGACGCGGAAATGGTAATAAATAAGCGAAAAGGGAGGTAAAGCAGGGCAATGAAAATAAACGGAATAGACATCAAGAAATATGATGCAAAGCAGTTGACAGCCGATGTGCAACCTCCCTCTTTTTCAAATTCTTATGAATGGTTGATGAGTGCAGCACTGCCGACGGAATTTGAGACAAAGGTTCAGATGGGTCATTTGAAACTGTCAATATATTTCAAAGGCAAGGACAGGAACAACATCATCCGTGCTGCATCGGAGTTCATGAGTAATTTCACAAAGGCTTGCAAGATGGAACTCGACGGCTACAAAGGAACATACATCGGATTCATCACAACAAATGACTATGAAAAGAAAAACGTGAAACAGAGGTACATTGTAAACCTCGAATTTGACGGCTTTTTCGTCGATGACGACCTCTCAATCACATTCGACGGGAAAACCTCTGCATCGTTCTATAAAGTGGGTACAAGAGACACTCCGTGCGTTGTGGAGGTATATGCAAAGAACACCTTGACGAATTACACAATCTCCGGACTGGGAGAGGACGACATTATCATTGAGAGTTTGGCAGCAGGAAAGACGGTTGTGATAAACGCAAAGACAGGACTTGTGACAATCGACGGGGCAAATGCATTCGACAAGGTGAACATGTGGACGTTTCCGGTATTAAAGACCGGAGAAATAGCACTCACATTCTCCAACACAAAGGCGAGAGTGACTATCAGATACACGCCTATGTGGATTTAGGAGGTGAGAACATTGCAGATTTTTAATGATAAAAAGAAAAGAATCGGAACATTATCCGGATTCAAGGACAGGAAAATCATCACGACACTGGATTCCGGAGACAAAGAGTTGTCGTTCAGTTATCCGGCAGCGGGAGCATTGGTTGACCTGTTAAAAGAAGAATATTATATACGCACCAAAACGGACGAATATGTCATCAAAGCAGTTGAAAAGGGAGAACAATTCAACAAATACACTGCCGTTCTCAATGTCGAGGAACTAGAGGGGACGGCGTTCCCGTATGGTTTTGAATCGGATGAACAGACAATCAGAGCATGTCTTGAGTTTGCGTTCGAGGGTACGGGATGGCATGTCGGAACATGCACGGTTACAAAGAAAAGAACCATTGATGAGCAGGAGAACATCACGGCGTGGAATGTCCTGCAAAAGTGCCTATCGACATATAGATGCGAATGTATTATTGATTCAATCAATAAAACGGTGAATATTTACGAAAGAATAGGCAGCGATAAAGGGTGTTATTTTATGGAGGGGATAAACCTCCGGAAAATATCATTGAAATCCGACACCTATGATTTTTATACAAGAATCTATCCAATAGGCAAAGACGGCATCACACCGAAATGGCTGACCGGAAAAGATTACATTGACAATTTTCAATACAGTTCCAAAGTCAAGGCGTATGTGTGGAAAGATGAACGATACACAAACACCACAAGTCTGATTGAGGATGCGACGGCAAAGATTGAAGAAATGTCACGACCGTACAAGGCATATACTGCGGAGGTTGTTGACCTTGCGAAAGCATCAAAGAAATACAAAGATATTCTTTCATACGGAATCGGAGACACGGTCACACTTGTGTCGAAGAAAACCCGAACAAAGGAAAAACAGAGGATTGTCAAAATTACGGAATATCCGGAAACGCCGAAAAAGAACACGGTTGAGATTTCAAATGCACGAAAAACATTTGCGGATATTCAAAAAGAGGCAACGGCAGCAGCTACGGAGGAGGCAATCTCCATCGCCAACAGTAACACGAAAAAAGTGTTGAAAGATGGATATTACACAAAAAGCGATGTTGAATCGCACATCACCGCTGCAAAAGACGAGATTAGTTTAGGCGTTTCACAGGTGTATGAAACAAAAAAGACTGTATCGGAAAAAGTCGCAGCAGCAGAGAAGAACGCCAACGCAGCGACCGACGAGAAACTGACAGAGTATTCCACCACGGAGGAGATGAACTCTGCAATTAAAGTAAAAGCGGATGCGATTGAATCGACTGTTTCAAAAAAAGTCGGAAGTGACGAGATTATCTCAAAAATCAATCAGTCAGCAGAAAAAGTGTCGATAAACTCAGAAAAAATAAGTTTGAACGGAGCAGTGACGGCAAACTCGAATTTTAAAATTAACACAGACGGTTCAGCAGAAACAAAGGCGTTAAAAATCACGGGCGGTTCACTGGAAATCGGAAGTAATTGCGAAATAACAGACAAAGGAGATGTGTTTGCGTTATCACCGAAATTCCTCTCCGGTTTATACTTAAATGCAGATTTTAATTTGGGGAAATTATCAAGTCTCAATTATTCGATGCTTTTAGGATATGTTGGAACACATATATTTGTCGGAGAGAACGGGGGCGTCCTGTGGGGGTATGGATTCACGGCAAACAATGATATATATGCGTATGGAGCTATCGGATGTTTGGGGAAGAAAACACGAATCATACACACCGATGACGGACGGAACATCGAGATGTACGCATATGAAACGGCATCCCCTACATTCGGAGACATGGGAATGGGAAAACTTGACGAGGACGGTCAATGTTATGTGTATCTTGATGACGATTTCCTACTGACAGTAGAGAGAGACATGAAATATATTGTAATGCTCACCGCAAAGGGAGCAGGCGAATTATACGTTGAATCAACAAATGAAAAAGACGGTTATTTTGTAGTAAAAGGCACACCGAAACTTGAATTTTACTGGGAAGTAAAGACAAGACAAAAGGGAAACAGAGACACAAGGATTGAACAGTCTGATATAACGGAAAAAGAAGATATAACAGCAGAAGAACAGGAAATGTTTAATGAGCAAATGAGAAATCAGATGCTATTATTGCACGAGATGGAAAAAGATGAAAATGAAGTACAGGAAGAACAAAAAAGGATAATCAAAAGGATGGAGGAATCAGAATGAGACGAGTTATCACAGGATTCAACGCAACAAATGCAGCGCAGGGACAACGTTTAGGATTCACATACACGGAAATGACCGACAGCGGAAAAACCACCAGTGACAACAACAAAGGCAGCATGACGGTTTTAAGCGAGGAGGCGCAAAGTCATATTGATTGGCTGAAAAAATTCATAAATGACTGGATTGAGGAACAGGAAGAATAAAAGAGGCAGCACCGAGAGGAGGTGAGAGCATGGCAGCATTGACGAAACTGACAACGAACATCAATCTTGAAATGTCCGGAGACACTAAAAGATATTTAGTATCTGCAAAGCAGGGAGACAAGGCAACACGATTCATTGTCGCAAGGCTGCTCAACAACGGCGAACCGTACACAATCCCGACAGGGGCAAGAGCAGTCATCAACATTGCAAAACCGGACGGAAAACATGTATATAACACATGTTCATATTCCGGTTCAGATGTGACAGTCGAATTGACAAATCAAGCACTTGCAGCCTCCGGAACGGCATATTGCGACATTGAAATCCGGACAAGCGATGATTCACAGGTTATCACATCCGCATCATTCACAATGGAGATTGAACCGTCACAGAGGAATGAAAATGCTATCTTGTCAGCGAATGAGTTCACAGACCTTGAGAACCGGATTGCAGGACACATCAAGAATATTGATGACACGGATGCAGCAGTCAAGAAAGCGGAATCCACAAGAGTGGTCGCAGAAAATGCGAGAGTAAAAGCAGAACAGGCAAGAGCGAACGCAGAGAATAATCGACAGCAGAATGAAAACACCCGCATCCAACAGGAGCAGCAGAGACAACAGGACACCTCACAGGCGGTCAAGAATACGAACGATGCAACGGATGAATCCAAGAGGGCGACAACAGCCTGCAAAGAGGTCACAGAGCGGGCAGAGGACGCATTGCAGAATCAAGAGCAGCTTGAGGCGACATTGAACACGGCGACACAGATTCGACAGGATGTGTCACAGATGCAGACAGCAGTTGCAGAGGCAAAGAAACAGGTCGAGCAGGACAAAAAGGATATTGATGACACGATTCAAAATTCACTGCTTGCATCAGCAGAGAAAATCCTTGAGAGTGTGCAGGACTATTTCAACCGTGCAGAGGCATTATATTCGAGCATGTATCTTGATTGTGACGGAGAAACGCCGTATCTGCGAACGGTGACACCAGTATTCATTGACGGAGCAACGCCACAGGTCAGAAATGCGAATGAGGGCGTTGATTTTGACGGAGGAACGCCGACCTCCCGACAATTAGCAGTATAATTCCATGATACTGGAAACAGACGGCGAAACGAACACAAAGGAGTGATTGTGTGATATATTCCATAATCACGGAGCAAAGGAGGTTGAACAATGGCAGCAATCAGACCATGCACCGGAACAACGGCAGACTGGAAAGCAGTTGAGGACACTCTGATTCTCAAGGAAAGAGAAATCGGAGTTGAGATTGACACATCCGGTCATTATCAAATCAGACAGGGAGATGGTAAAAAGAAATTTTTTGACCTGCCGATTATCGTCAACAATGCCCGTTATGAGGAAATACTGACATTGACACAGGGATATATGAACACCGTGAACAATTTCAGTAAGAACATGACGGAGGCGACGAACAGTGCAAACGGTGCAGCAGCAACGGCAAATAATGCAGCGTCGACAGCAAGTGCAGCAGCAAAAGCGTGTCAAGGCATTGTGGACGGTCTCAACACTATGGTTGACACCGTCACAAAGAAATCATGTGTCCTCACGGTTGAGGATGGAATTTTGACGATAAGGGAGGCGTAAAAAATGGCAAGTGGAGACTTGATTGTAAAAGTAGCAGACAAAGACACACTCGACCGCACATATGCGAATACAAACGCTATACTGGCAGCAGTCGGGGAAGATGTAAGAATAAAGGGTGTAAAGCGTTACGGAATGAAAATCAACAAAAATGACAGCAATCCGGCGACACGATGCACATATCTTTTCGATGCGGTGGGAATGACACCCGCTGCGATGAATTATTCTGCCGGACGGTTCGATTTTGGAGACTGGGGAAACGTCTTTTTTGTAAAGAACAATTATCCGGCAATGGTCAAATATGACGGTACAGAAGATTATAAACTCGACCCGAACGACCACACAAAGAAAGCAGACGGAAAAACGGCATCCGATGTCTCAAACACGGCATACGGAGGAAATGCAATGAGTGTATTCGATGGCAGCGGTGACAAGGGCAAGATTTGGCTCTCACAGTTTGAAGTCGGAAACTATGAGTACATGATTATTTCAAACGCCCAGTACGATGAATCATACAACGATGACGCATATGTCAGAGAGGACGGTTCACATGCGGACAAACTCTATTTCCCGATGTTTGGCGGTTCGTATGATGGAACACGCATCCGCTCACTTGCAGGACAGGCACTCATGTATAACACAAACGCATCAACAGAGATTGCAAGAGCAAAGGCAAACGGTGCGGGATGGAATATCGGCTCATGGAGCAAACGAAACCTGTTGAATTGTATGCTCAAGATTATGTCAAAGACAGACAATTCACAGACTGCATTCGGACAGGGTCAGACATCCGGATATGTGAACGACGCATCACAGAATTACGGACACCTTGCAACAGGAACACTCACCGGAAAAGGACAGTTTTTCGGCTACAACGACACGACACATGAGGTCAAAGTGTTCTACATGGAAAAACCGTGGGGCAACCGTTGGGATAGAATCAACGGTCTGTTGATGGTAGGCGGGGAGATTCTTGCAAAGATGACACCACCGTACAATCTGACAGGAAAGGACTTTGAAAAGGTCGGAATCACATTCACATCATCCGGCAACGGTTATCAGAAAGGAACAAAATCAAGCAGATTCGGACGCATAGTCAATTCGACGGGTGGCAGCAGTAGCACATACACATGTGACTATTTTTGGTGGAACGCCGGAATAACTGCGGTCGCCCTTGTCGGCGGTGGCTGTAGCAATGGCGGGCGCTGCGGTGCGGATTGCTTGGCTTTGGACAATTCTGCGGGCAATGCGAGCTGGAGCATCGGTGCGTCCGTTTTCTTAGAACAGCCTATCGCTGCGTAAGCAGCAAGGGGGAGGAACGGAGGGGGAACGCCTCCGCTATTCCCGCCGTTAGGCGGTGTGGTCGTTTTTAGAAAAATGAATATAGGGATATAGGGTGCGGTGTCGGGCGGTGTTCCTGCTCCCTGCGGTCGCCCTTGTCGGCGGTAACTGTAACAATGGCGAGAACTGCGGTGCGGATTACTTGAATTTGAACAATTCTGCGGGCAATGCGAACTGGAACATCGGTGCGTCCAATTTCTTCTCATATCGGAGCGTTTAATCAAATGCAGCCTATATCCCACGCCACAAGGCGAAAATCATTCCGGATATAGGGTCGGTTGAGTAAGCATAAGCACAAAAACCGATAGGAGATAAGAAAATACTATATGAGAAGTTACAACAACCTATATGAACCAATGTTGCAAGACGACTACATAAAACAGTGTTTTATAAATGCATCCAAAAAGAAAAAGAACAGGAATGATGTGCGGGAGGTATTAGAGAACCTCGATGAACACACAGAACTCTTGAAAAAGATGTTGACAGAGGAGTTGTTCATTCCGGACTATCACAAACCGAGCATCATCAACGAGAGCAGCAGCAAGAAAACACGCCGTATATTAAAACCACATTACAAATATGAGCAGGTCATTCACCATTGTGCAATAGGTCAGTTCAAACCGATTGTGATGAATGGATTGTATGAATTTTCATGCGGGAGCATTCCGGACAGGGGTGTTCATTACGGAAAGAAGTACATGAGAAAATGGCTTGATTCCTACGACGGAAAGAAATTCTTTGTTCTCAAGATGGATGTTCACCATTTCTTTGAATCCATAAACCGGAGAATCCTCAAAAGGAAACTCAAAGAGGTAATTCGAGATAAACGGTTTTATAGATTACTCTGCATACTGATTGAACATGACAAAATAGCACTCGTTGCAAAGATTTTGACGGATGCAGGCGTTGAGATAGATGCAGAGCAGACGAAAACGCTTGTCGGATGCATAGCATTTGACGACACCTCCGGAGCGTTGGAGATATTGCAGGAAATCGGCATCGCAGGAGCGATGTTCGATGAACTGAAAGAAATTATTGAGGAGATGCGAAAAGGCGTTCCGTTGGGATATTTCACATCACAATGGTTCGGCAATTTTTACTTGAAAGCACTCGACCATTACATCAAGGAGGAACTCCATGCAGAGCATTACATGCGATATATGGACGACATGGTGATACTGGGAAAGAGCAAAAAGAAACTGCACAAAATACATGCAGCAATCGAAACATATCTGAATGACAATCTCGACCTTGAAATAAAAGGCGATTGGCAGGTGTTTAGATTTGAATATCCGGTATTTGATAAAGGTGGGAATCCGGTACTCGATAAAGACGGAAAGCAGGTTACAAAGGGTCGCATGCTTGATTTTATGGGATTTCAATTTCACCATGACCGGACAACCATCCGGAAATCAAACATTGAGGCTGCGAGACGTAAGGCAAACCATATCTCAAAGCAGGATAAAATCTCATGGTATAACGCATCGGTGATGTTGTCGTATATGGGATTGTTCAAACACACGGACACATACAACTATTACATTGATTACATCAAACCAAAAATCAATGTCAAGAAACTCAAGAGGATAGTTTCAAAGCATAGCAGAAAGGAGAACAAACATGACAGACTGGAAAAAGGTGACAGGAACACAGCCGGACAAGCCGGAGGAGGTCGACAGGACATCGTCGCCGTCAACGGTTTACCTGCGTAAGAACATCGAACAGGTGACAAGAGAGGTTGAGGGCAGCGACGGAAAGATGCAGACAGTGACCGAATGGCAGTACGACGAGAAAGAAATGACGGTCAAGGAATATGAGAACATGGCACTCATGAAGTCAGTCGTTGAGGAGAACACATCCGGAATTGTCGAATCAGTGACACAGTTTCAGAAAGATGCGGTCATTGACGAATACACACAGCAGTTGATTGAGGAGGGGTTGATTTAGTATGAAAATACTTGTTGAAAGTCTCAAAAGAATGTACAAAAAAGGCACTCTCACAAAGGAACAGATTTCCGAGCGTGTCGCAAAGGGCAGTATTTCAGCGGATGAATATGAATATATCACAGGAGAAAAATTCTCCGGCGGTGATACAGAATGAGTCCGCTTGAAATAATATCACGATTGTGCGATGTGACGGAAAATCTATCCGCAATCGTGAAAAAGCAGCAAACAATCATTGAACAGTCGAAAATCGAGGAGGCGGTCAGAGCGGAACTCCGGCAGGAGGTAGAGGAGACGGACAGGGAGATGGATGTTCTCGAATACCACATGCGGAAATACTGCGACACCGACGACATCGAGGCGACAGAGTTCGGAAAGGAGAACGCCGTTGACGATTGAATTATCCCTGTTGCTCTCCGGAGTATCTGTTGCATTTGCAATCTTTTTCGGAATCTGTTCCAAGCAGAGAAATGAGAAAAAGGACACACAGGAAGATGCAGAACAGAGAGCAACAACCGACACAATGGTGATGGTGAAACTTGAGAACATCGCAGACGACCTCAAAGACATCAAACGGGAATCGAGAGAGAACCGTGAGGAGATGAAAACATTGAGGGAGCGTATTGTCATTGTGGAACAGGCACTCAAGAGACTGGACGGAGAATAGCATTCCGACCGATAACAGGAGGGCAGGAAACGGGCAAGAATCAACCTCACAGAAAAGAGGCAATACATGAGAATGACAGAACAGGAACGACGCATCAGAATCCGGCATCTGAAAAGAATGTACCGGATAAGGGAGCGAAAAGAGAGACATGACAAAAAGGTGTCCGGTCTGTTCATGAAACGTGTTGTATTCACTTTGATTCTTGCAGCATTTATCTTTACAGTCGTGATGATATTTGTGTTTTTGCGGATGGGTTCAGAACCGTCGACACTGATTGAGAATGTATTCCGTTTTCTATCAGTCGAGGGCGGTGCAATGGCACTCATTAAGTCCGTGAAAACGGTCAAGGGAACAAAGTCAAACGGAGAAATACAACACAATGACGAACCGGAACAGGATGATGAGGAGGTACAAGGATGAAATACATCGTCGAGAATTGGTTTGTGATTGTGGGTCTGATTGCAGTATGTGCAGCGGGAGGATATGCAGTATATGTTTTCGTGAAAATGCCGTCAGACAAACAGTTGAACAAAGTGAGAGAATGGCTGCTCTATGCAGTCACAAAGGCAGAAAAGGAACTGGGAGGCGGTACAGGTCAAATCAAACTGCGATATGTATATGATATGTTCGTCGCACGGTTCACATGGCTTGCGAGAGTGATTTCGTTCGAGGCTTTTTCGATGATGGTCGACGAGGCACTTGAGAGAATGAAAAAGATGCTTGAGAGCAACAAAGCGATGCAGACGCTTGTGAGCGGTGAGGCAGGTGAAACAGTTGAAAAGGATATGTGATTTCGCAACCGGAAACGCACACACAATCGTGCTGATATATGCAATCGTCGCTGTCATCGTATGGGTGGCGGTAAATCTGTATTTTTGGAAAATTTCTTTTGATTTAGACAGAGAAATTCGGGAAGAAATGAGAGAATACGGGGATTGCTATTCTGACACGGACGAGGCAAAATTCGGGAAACACATAACAAGGTTGACCGGATTCATCATTTCAATTCCTGCTGCGGTGATGTGGTGGTGTACACCTCTAATCGTGGCGGGATTGATGATATATGACAAGATACAAGAAAAGAATCCGGAATTGTGCGGATTCAAAGCAGACGATTTTGACAAGGAGGAAAACAAATGATTTCAAATTGCGGACATGACGAAAACGGAAGATACTCCGGAGGAAAAGCCGGAGACCAAACAGGTACAGAGTGGCAGGTTATAAATTGGTATAGTAGACCGTGGAAATGCGTTCTCCGTCACCCGAACGCAAAAGTGAGAGCGATGATTGCGAGCATGGCAAAGGCAGCAGCAGTCAATAATAAAATCGGATATTGTCAGTCTCACAGGGGTACATTTTGGGCGAATCTTGCAGATTCAAATTTCGACCCCGCACAGATTACAGTTGCATGTGAGGCAGACTGTTCATCCGGTGTCGCTGCAATCGTAAAGGGTGCAGGTTACAGACTGGGGATTGACGCACTGAAAAAGGTGAGTACGGCATGCTATACCGGAAACCTGCGAGCAGCACTCAAGGCAGCAGGATTCGAGGTACTGACAGAAAACAAATATCTGACATCGGATGCGTACTTGCTTGCGGGAGATATTCTGTTGAATGATGGTGCTCACACAGCAACAAACCTCACAGACGGTGCAAAGTCATCCGGAGCGGGAGCATCCAACACAACACCAGTCAAGAGCAACACAAAGGTTGATGTTGCACACGGATTCAACAAGAGCCTTGCAGGAACATACAAGGTGACTGCATCCGGATTGAATCTCCGTGCGGGAGCAGGAACAGGAAAATCAATCCTTGCAGTGATGAATCACGACGAGAAAGTCCAGTGCTATGGATATTATAACGATTGCAACGGCGCGAAATGGTTGTATGTGGTTTATAAGAATATCGTCGGTTATGCATCAAGTAAATATTTGAGCAAATAGGAGGGATAATCATGTTATACTATTTAGGCAAAGGAACAGAGTTCAAGAAAGAGGACTGCAAAGAGTACAAGAAACTTGATGCAGCATTAAGGGCAGCAGCAAAGGACGAGAGCCTCGTTGTTTGGGATGAAACCGGAAAGGTCATCGGTTCACTCACGGATGACGTTCCGGAGGGAGCGTTGCAGACGAATCCGGACGGCAGCATTCCGGCGTTCAATGAGGACGGAACACCTGCGGGAACAGTAGACAGCGAGACCGTGGCAGCAGTCGCCGGAGACAATGAGCAGGAAACACAGCAGGAGAACGCAGAGGACGACGAAAACGCCTCGAAAGAGGACAAGGCGACAAATCCACCGACCGAACAGGAAAACGGCGAAAATGGAGCGAATACGGAGGCAGACGAGGCGACAGAGGACGAGCAGGAGAACAAGGTCATCATCCCACAGGGTAAAATGAGAGTGACGGTTATTTGCGACGGCTCACTCAATATCAGACATTCGGCAGAGTGGGGCAATGATAACATCTGCGGTCGTGCTATCAGAGGACAGTCATATTATGTGAAAGAGATTCACGTTGTAGACGGAAAGAAGATAGTCAGAACAATCGGCGACCTTTACCTCTCCGGAGAATCGGAGCATGTACAATTCGAGCAGTTATGATATAATAAAACAACGGGAAACAAGACGGGGTTTTATGTGTAAAACACAGGTAACGAACAAATGCTTGAAAAATGCCCGAAAATAGGCGTTCGGAGTTATGCAAGCGATAATAAGCAGAACATCGGAAACCCTTGTAAACACTGGTTTGCAGGGGTTTCTT